TTTAATACCAGTACCATTTGAAGCTAAAATTAGCTCTCCAGTGCCTTGATCTTTAAGGTAACTATTATTACCATCATGATATATTTCAAAGTCGCTGCTTGTACCTAGATTTAAGTAAAAGTTATCTGGGAATACAACTCCATTAGTTCCAGTCATTGTTCCACCAGCTAGTGGTAGATAAGGTCCGCCTGTTGTATCTAAGAAATTAGCTGGGGTAATTCTTACATTTTCAGTACCATCGTATCCAACAACGTGACTGACGTTGCTAGTCGTTGTTTTTAATTCAAATTCACTAAATTTTTTATTTGCCATTTTATATTATTTTATATTATTTTATTGAAATTCTGTTATTAAAAATTCATTATTAGCTTCCGTTAAAAGGTAATCTACTCCATTCTCTGCTATTATTTCATACAACAGAGTCGGAGTACAATCTACGTAAGGCTTATAAACCAATCCCCAGTTTACAGTATTATCACAAACTCCATTTCCCCACCATGTTATGCCAGTTGGCTTTATATATATTGATCCCCACATTTGTTATCTATTTATTTTTGTTATATAGTTTATAACTACGTTCCAAGTGTTGTCTTCTGTCCACATATTTTAAATATTTTTCTAACTTTAAAAGATTAGAGTTTTTTTGTTTATATTTTATAACACCCATCCTCCAAAATCTGCGTTAGAAGTATCGGGATAAATGTCGTCGTTTGTATTCGAATTGTATTCTGGGTAGTCCGCTTGATTATACACCATGAAATCAATAAAATTATTCGTGTAGAATTGTGCAATATCTCTGTATTTTTCAACTAGATAATCTACTTCATCTTTATCTACTGTTACACTGCCTTCTGCTTGCCTTTTAAAAACTCCATTATTAGCGACAGAATACGCAGCAAATGGCATATAGCACACTAACGCCCAATAAATTGTCATAGGCTTCAAATACGTTTCTAACAATGTTTTATATGCAGCATTTACAGGAAGATCAATCGTTTGGTTAAGAATTAAATCTTGAATCTTTTCCATTAATTTAGTCCCTGTATAATTCTGGATTTCTGTATCCTGTGAAATTTCGATCATATAAATAAATTTATCTGGATCAACATTCCCTGATAATACAGAATATCTTTTAATGTCTTTTGTTGTTATAAATAATGCTTTAGCCATGTTTTCTTTTATTTAGGATATGCCCCTTTGTTTTTCATGTCATTTGGCGCAATTGCGGATTCTTTTGAACCCCAAGGGTTTTTTTGAAACGAATCAGGAATAGTTCCAGTTTTTTTATAATCCAGTAAATAGTCACTCGGTTTAGTATCTTTTTTCAAACGATATAAGACTTGTTTCCAAGCATGGCGGCAGTATATTCCGCCCTTGAATTTAAACAGGTTATAAGGTCTTCCGTCATGTCCTAACTCTTGATTTATGCCGTCTTCAGAAGCTCTATTAATGTCTTCTATGCGATAGACTACATTAGCACGAGTTAAGCGCATCATGTCATCGCAAAAGTCTCTGGAGCTGTTGCCAATTATGTTTGGTGTATATGATTTCTGAAAATACTTATATCTTATTTTATAATTCTTTGAATCTAAATAAGAAGGCTTGTTTGTAGGTGCGTAAATTTCATTTTTTAACTTTGTAAATAATGATTTTTTTTCTACGATAGAAGCAGATGCCCATATTTCATTAGATAGATTTTCTTCTGAATACTCTCTATCGTCTACTTCTTCCCAGTCTTCAGACATTACTTGACCTTTTAAATTGTCTAATAGTAATTTGCCTTGCTCATTCGATAATTTAGGCAAATCAGCATTTAATTCGTATCCTGTTTCTTCTTCTATGATTTCTTCGTTTACTATATCAATATCCGTGAAATCAAGAGGTTTAAGCGTTTTAAAGTATAAGTCTAAGGCAATATCATTGATAGAAAGAATAGCATCAAGACACTCGATTACTTGGTCTTGGAAACATTGAATAACGATATTATCGAAAAGTTGAGTGGCGTTTTTTATTTCTTCTGCATTGTTGCCAAGACCATCGTTCCCCTCTCTTATTCCAAGAAGCATTGGAGAAGTAACTCTATGACCTACGATTAGTTTTTTGAAGCATTCATCCGCCAAATAAGAATAGTGGGCGGGGGCGTCATTTAAGGGAACATCGTCAATAGTCGTCTTACTTTCTGCATTATTATTAAATGCAACAATTACTTTCTCCCCTCTGCTTCCTGTTAATTTATTTAATACATCACTTTTAATAGATTGCATCTTTTCAGGGTCAGGGACACCATTGTTAAAATTAACCACTTTAGTGCCACTAAAACCATTAATACAATCATTGATAAGGTAATCGCCGATTTCATCTTCTAACACAGCGTAAGGCATAGCAGAAGACCAATCTGGACTGGAATAATAATATTTTCCCGCTTCATAAGGCTTTAAAACATACATTTCAATTCCGTTAGCTTTGCCAAACCCAAATGCTGGTATTCTTTCAGGCTTTTCATTAGGTTTTAAATCTTCCCAATGACTAGAATAATACCACGCTTCAATATCTCCATCGTCATTACATTTTTCCGCTCTTAATGTTTCCATCGGGAAATGATGTACTTCTTTTACTTTTCCATTTTTATAGACTAATTGAAAAGCAGCCATTCCCAGAATTTTATAATCACTTATAAATCTTCTTAAATCTTGTTTTTTAAATAGCGACATCATTTGAGCGTATTGCTCAGGTCTTTTATCTCCGTCATGCGCTGCAAGACCTTTACCATAGATCATGTTAGACGTTCCAGTACAAATTGATCTGCATGTAGTAGAATTATTATTAACTTGAATTATATAGTTAAAATAATCATTATCTACGCCGTACTGAATCCAATCTTTGCTTTTAAGTTCTATAACTTCTGGGGCTGTGTATGCCGCAAGTTTGGTTAAGAAAAATTCGCTCATAATACCACGTATTCGTTAGTTGTTTCATGTTTAGTATAAACGCCATCGTTTATGCTGTAAGTACTTATTGTTTGATCCGTACAAAAAATCATATCTCTATAGACTACAGTTGTTCCATTATTTAATACTTTAAGCGTGTAAAATCTACCTTCAATAAGTTTAGGACTAAAAGTAACATCGCCTTTTAAATAGTATCTATCAGTAACAAAAGTTAAACCTGTATAAGTAACAGGCGTATTAGTGTCTTGATCAGTAATTACAATACTACTAGCAACATATTCACGAGGAATAAATTTTAATTCTTGTGCATTTACGCTAGTTGTTAGTATTATCATTCAATAGGTTTTAATATAAACACGAAAAGGGTAAAACTGTTTTATAAAAAAAAGGCAAAACGTAAAGAAATGCCTTTAATTTATTTATAAAAACAATGTATTAAGTTCCTACTACTACAACTATGTCGGAAGCTGTAACCATTGCATCAAACGCCATAAAGTTAGCTGGAGATTTTTCCATCCCAGTAATAACTAAATTATATCCGTTTAAATCTCCCATTCCAGCTCCTGTCACTGTTGAAACAGCTACTTCACAACCATTTTGAATCCCCGCTAAATAGTAATTATCGTTATAATCTTGTACGATTATTTGCGGTCTACCATAAGATAGAAGCTTCATTTGTGCTGTTGTCGTTTTGTCTTGTTTTTTAAGTGCTACAGTTCCCGTTTGAGTCCAGAAACTCGTTCCGTTCTCTCTGCTATTTTCATTTACTTGATCAAAGGAATTTGCTCCTTTAAGATCGTATTTATAAAAAGTAAGTGGTACAGCAAAACCCGTAATTTCATCTCCCGTTATTGTAACCCCTCCATCTGCTGGAGCGTTCAATAAACCTGAAGTATAAGCTCCGCCAATGTAAACTGCTATAATTCCACCGATCGAGTCTTTACATGGTTCTAATCTGCCCAAGTTAATATCACATGCCATAAGTATTTGATTTTCAATTAGTTAGCGTTACAGCCAACAGTTATATTAAAATATTATAAGGGGAAAATTAATCCCCCGTATAACAATAATTAGTAATCTATCCCGCGTAGTAGACTACGTTT